GCTTTCTTGGTTTTCCTTTGTTTAACAAAAGAATCCCAAACTTGTTGTGAAACGCCTGATGGCGTATCTGTCTCTTTCTCTTTCTCTTTATCTGTCTCTTCTCTTCTCTTCTCTGGCATATCATCTTGATATTCATCTGATATCGGGTTGATATCATCTTGTTCCAACCATTGAGACAGTTTTGTAACTACTTCTTTAGTTTCTTTTTCAGACATTCTTAAACGAAAAGCAAGAGTTTTTGTTTCAGGTAATTTTCCAAGGTCTTCACTTGCTATTAGCCATATCATTACTAAGGCTTTGGCTGACTTTCCATCAAGTTCATGCCAATTCAGGTCATCAAGTAAGTCCCTGTATAACTTAATCCAGATTGGTTTCCTATCTTTGAAATGCTGAAACCTATCCCAGTTTTTAATTCTCATAAATCGCCCATAAAAAAAGGGCTACAACTGAAGTCTCACCTTTCGGTGTTGACGGACTGGCGTAGTTCCAGCAGACTTCATGTGTAACCCTACTACGAAACGCCGTCAAGCGCATGGAGTTCATTATAGAGAAACTCTGGGGAAAACCAAATTGTCCCCAAACTTTGATGGGTATTTCAAGAAATCAAATGCACCTTCCCTAATGCCACTTTGCCTCAAGTCAGCCCCATGATAGGTTTCGGTGGTAGTTCCAGCCGCCACTCTATCTTTGTTAACCCGTGGAGTTTGTTCTGCCAACTTAGCCACCCCAAACCCCGTGATGTGCCAAACTTCATTAATCTCCAACGCAAGCCCAAAGTTCTGAAGGTCGTTCAAATAACGCAGATAATGAAAACCTTGGTTTCCAACTTCTGTATCCTTGTCGGTAAAGCGTTTCAAAGAAGATGCGCCATGCGCCAACCTCTTAAGAATTGAGATATGTTGTTGTTTAAGTTCCATGTAAGTCTCCTTTTGACGAGCAATCCTATACTTAAAAATAGTTTGTCAACATAGGGTTTGTCCTAGTTCACAAGCCTTTTTTAATCATTGACAATCCTCTTACCAACTTAAAAAGGAGTGAATATGTCGGTAAAACCTAAAGATTTTCAGCATGAGATTTGTGTCTACTTAGAGGGCATTGGCGAGTGTCTTGTCTGCTTTGACATCCTGAGTCCAAGCGATGAGTTAGACGCTGACCACTCAGACGATTACGAGATTGACTTTAGTGTGTTTGACGAGGACGATAAGCATATCACCTACGACATCACTAAGAAGCAATACAACCACTGCGAAAACAAAGCAATGGATGAGATGCGAGATATAACTACACAATGGCACAAAGAATGGGAGACTTGTTTTGACTAAAGCAGAGATGATTCAGCACTTACGCATGGCGGCTTGTAATGAAAATACAGTCACAGGCATGGCAAACGCATTTGACTTAGGTGCTGAACATGAACGGGATGTTATTGCTTCCATCATCTTCAACATGGTGAAAGAACAGCATTTAGCCCAAAACATTGTTGATACGATTAGGGTGAGAGAATGAACGACAAACTTGACCAAGCATTTGATCTACTAGAGTTTGATGTAACTGACCAGATCAGAAACATGGCATACCTTGCTGAACAAAAGAAGATTTCTACTGGCGTTACAGATGGAACGATTCAAAGAGCATTGGTCAGGGATTTGACAGAGAATCTACGCACATTACAAACAAGTAATGACCCATTACTGTTGCGTAATGATGTGTTGGAGGAGGTGGCAGTCGAGTTGGCTAAGTTACCCTTTGGGGACACAGCCGCATCGTATGCCGCATTTGTTAGGGCAATGAAAAGTTAATATTTTTTAAACAGGAGTTAATGATGGATAGACAGACTGTGGGCATTACAGCCCCATACAGAAAGAGCGACTACACATATCAAAATATGCTGTTAGACCGCATCAAAGACCTAGAAGCATTGGTTAAAAAATTAGAACAGAGAATTGCTGTTTTAGA